CTAGGCAACTACCGTCTGCAGAGCAGTTTGAATCGACTGAAGCCTACGCGGAAGCGCTGGCAGTTCAGAAGGCCGAACAGCTACTTGCACAGCGGGAGATGCACAAGCAGCACACCGAACTGCTGGAGGCTTATCACGACCGTGAGGAGCAAGCTAGGGACAAGTACCAAGACTTCGAGCAAGTCGCGTACAACCCCAAGCTGCCCATCACGACCGTCATGGCTGACACCATCCGTGCATCTGAAGTTGGCCCCGACGTAGCGTACTACCTCGGCACCAACGTCAAGGAGACGGAACGTATCGCTCGCTTACCGCCCATCCTGCAAGCCAAGGAAATTGGGAAGATTGAGGCCAAACTGGCCGACAATCCGCCCGTCAAACGAACCACATCTGCGCCAGCACCCATCACACCTGTAACGGCCCGTGGCAGCAACAACAACCCGTCCTTTGACACGACTGACCCACGTTCCATCAAGAACATGAGTACGTCGGAGTGGATTGAAGCTGAACGAGCCCGCCAGATGCGAAAGATGCAAGCTCAGGCAACTCGCTAAATTTGAAAGGAGCCCGCTGTGGCCAATAGTATTCTGACCATTGACATGATCACCAGAAAGGCTCTGGAGATCTTGGAAAACAACCTGGTGATCACGCGCAACGTGAACCGCCAGTACGACGACAGCTTCGCTGTCGAAGGGGCCAAGATCGGCTCCACGCTGCGTATCCGCTTGCCGGACCGCGCTCTGGTGACTGACGGCGCCGCCCTGCAAGTGCAGGACGACAACGAGCAGTTCACGACCCTGACGGTCGCCTCGCAGAAGCACATCGGCGTGAACTTCACGTCCGCCGAACTGACGATGCAGTTGGACGACTTCGCAGATCGTGTACTGAAGCCTCGTATCAGCCAGTTGGCCGCCAGCATCGACGCTGACGTCGCCAACGCCTTCCGCACCATCGGTAACTCCGTGGGCACCCCCGGCACCACGCCGGCCACCTCGCTGGTTCTGCTGCAAGCTCAGCAGAAGCTCAACGAGAACGCCGCTGTGATGTCGCCCCGCTACGCTACCGTCAACCCGGCTGCCAACGCCGGTCTGGTGGAAGGCATGAAGGGCTTGTTCAACCCGACCGACACCATCAGCAAGCAGTTTAAGAACGGCATGATGGGCACGGGCGTGCTTGGCTTCGATGAAGTCAATATGTCCCAGTCGATCAAGCAGTTCACGACCGGCACTCGCGGCGCTACCGGCAACACCACCTCTGCAGCGGTTACCGCTGAAGGCGCGACCTCCATCGCGCTGACCGTGGCGTCTGGTGCCACCATCCGCGCTGGCGACGTGTTCACTGTGGCTGACTGCTTTGCGGTGAACCCGCAGACCCGTGAGTCCACCGGCTCGCTGTTCCAGTTCGTGTCTCTGACCGATGTCACTGCCAGCGGCACCGCCGTTACCGTGACCGTGGCTCCGATGTACTCGGCCAACCACGCGCTGGCCACCGTAAACAGCCTGCCTGGCAACAGCAAGGCTGTGGTGTTCGTGGGTGCTGCATCTACGCAGTACGCTCAGAACTTGGTGTACCACAAGGATGCCATCACGTTCGCCACCGCCGACCTGCTCCTGCCGCAAGGCGTGGACATGGCCAGCCGTGCCGTTCACAATGGCATCAGCCTGCGCGTCGTGCGTCAGTACGACATCAACAACGACCGCATGCCTTGCCGGATCGACGTGCTGTACGGCTACAGCACCATTCGTCCGCAGATGGCCTGCCGTCTCTGGGGCTGATGACAATGGGGGCTACGGCCCCCAGTCTTACAACTGAACACTGAAAGGAAACTCAATCATGGCACTCCCTAATGGTGGCGGCGGCTATCAAGTCGGCGACGGCAACCTCAACGAACCTCTGATCGACGCGATTCCCGATCCGGTCACAGCTACTACCACGACGACTTTCACCCCCGCTCAAATTTTGAACGGCCTGATTTTCGTCAACAGCGGTATTTCCGCTAACGTGGCGTACACGCTGCCGACTGTGGCGGATCTGGAAAACGTGCTGATCAACTCGGACAAGGTAGGCACCTCGTTTACTTTCCGCGTGATCAACCTTGGCACGGGCAGCGGCACCGCTACTGTTACGACCAACACGGGTTGGACGATCACCGGTTCGCTGACGATGGTTGTCCCCATCTCTTCCGGCGCGATGATGGTTGCTCGTAAGAGCGCTGCCGGCGCTTGGACGCTGTACCGCGTGGCCTGACGCACAGCGCGGCCTTCGGGCCGCGCATTTTTGAAAGGGTCAATGATGCCTAATACCAAGGCTGTCGGTGTCGCGTACAGCGACCCCGAGTTTGAAAGTGTTGCCGTTACCGGCGCCATCACTGGCGCTTCGGTTTCGGTTACGGGCGTGCTTAACGGCACGCAACTGGACCTGAACGCGCCCGTCATCAAGACGGCTTCGTTCACGCTGGCTGACGTGGAGAACTTTGTTGTCTGCAACGGCGCAGGCAGCATCACCGTCACGTTCCCTTCCGCCGCCGCGAATGCAGGCCGCGTGGTGTGGATCAAGACGATTGCTGCGCAGACTGTTGTGTCCGCGTCTTCCAACGTCAAGCCGATCAACTCCAACACCGCTGGTACGGCAATTCTTGCCGGCACCGCAGGTGCTTGGGCCATGTTGGTGTGCGATGGCACCGACTGGGTTGTGATGGCTTCGTAATCCAAAGGGGGCTACGGCCCCCTTCTTCTATGACTGTCATTTACCTCACGCACCCGCTTCACGGCGCCAAAGTGGCGACGCTGGAAATGGAGGCCGAAGCCGACGAACGCAACGGGTGGGCGCGGTATACTCCGGGGCAAGACGATGATGTCGAACCGGTGCTTGCGGTCAACGCTTTGACCGAGCGCCCTCGCCGCCGTAGGGAGGTTGTTCATGTCCACCACAGCGGGTGATCAGATTCAACGCGCCTTGCGTCTGCTGGGCGTTTTGGCAGAGGGCGAGACGTCTTCTGCTGCCGTCATGCAGGATTCGCTGACGGCGCTGAACCAAATGATTGAGTCGTGGAACACTGAGCGGTTGTCTGTGTTCTCGACGCAGGATCAAGTGTTTAACTGGCCTGCCAGTGTGCTTAGCCGCACGCTGGGGCCTACGGGCGACTTTGTGGGCAACCGGCCCATTCTGCTGGACGACTCGACGTACTTCCGCGACCCCGGCACGAACGTCAGCTTTGGCATCAAGCTGATCAACCAGCAGCAATACAACGGCATTGCGGTCAAGACCGTGACGTCAACGTACCCGCAGGTGCTGTGGGTCAACATGACGTACCCCGACATCGAGATGTACATCTACCCGGTGCCCACGCGGCTGCTGGAGTGGCATTTCATATCGGTGGAGGAGCTGTCGCAGCCAGCCACACTGTCTACGGTGCTGTCGTTTCCGCCAGGCTACCTGCGAGCGTTTGTCTACAACTTGGCGATGGAGATCGCGCCTGAGTTTGGCGTGCAGCCTCCGCCGCAGGTTGTGCGGATCGCCATGACGTCCAAGCGCAACCTGAAGCGCATCAACAACCCGGACGACATCATGAGCCTGCCGTACTCGCTGGTGGCTACTCGCCAGCGGTTCAACGTGTACGCCGGCAACTACTGATGAAAACGCCGATCCTCGGCTCCAGCTATGTGGCCCGCAGCGTCAACGCTGCGGACAGCCGCATGGTGAACCTGTTTCCGGAAGTTGTGCTGGAAGGTGGCAAGGAACCGGCGTTTCTGCAGCGGTGCGCTGGCTTGCGGCAAGTGTTCCCAGTCGGCCAAGGGCCGATACGGGGGCTGTGGAAGTTTGGCGACTACTTGTATGTTGCGTCTGGCGGAGAGTTGTACCGGGCCGACGGCAACTACAACACGTCGTTTTTAGGCTACATCGACGGCAGCGGGCCGGTCAGCATGGTGGACAACGGCGAGCAGTTGTTCATCGCCTGCAACCCCAGCGCGTTCATCTACAACGCCAGCACGGGCATCTTTGGCCAGATCACGGACCCTGACTTCCCCGGCGCCGTGACTGTCGGCTACCTCGACGGTTACTTCGTCTTCAACCAGCCCAACAGCCAGCGGTTCTGGGTGACGTCGCTCAACGACGGCACGCAGATTGACCCGCTGGACTTCGCCAGCGCCGAGGGCAACCCGGACGATGTGGTGGCGCTGAACGTCAACCACCGTGAGGTGTGGCTGTTTGGCACCAGCACGGTAGAGGTCTGGTACAACGCTGGCCTAGCTGACTTTCCGCTTGCCCGCATCGCAGGCGCGTTCATGGAAGTTGGTTGCGCGGCGCCGTACAGCGTGGCCAAGCTGGACAACTCGGTGTTCTGGCTGGGGTCTGACATACGCGGCAACGGCATCGTCTACCGCAACAACGGCTACAACGCCCAGCGCATCAGCACGCACGCTATCGAGTGGCAGATCCAGCAGTACGACGTCATCAACGACGCCATCGGGTACTCGTACCAGCAGGACGGCCACCTGTTCTACATCCTCACGTTCCCTACCGCCAACGCAACGTGGTGCTATGACGCCACAACCGGCGCGTGGCATGAGCGTGCGGGGTGGGACGGCGTGAAGTTTGTGCGGCACCGCAGCAACTGCCAAGCCAACTTTAACAACGAGATCTTGGTCGGCGATTGGCTCAACGGTCTTGTGTACGCCTTCGACCCCGAGATCTACAGCGACAACAACGCCATCCAGCGTTGGTTGCGGTCGTGGCGGGCGCTGCCGACCGGCCAGAACGACCTGCGCCGCACGGCGCACCACACGCTGCAGCTTGACTGCGAGGCGGGCGTCGGCGTGTTGGACTCTGAGACGTTCCTGCTGCTGCTTGAAGATGGCGACTATTTGCTGTTGGAAAACGGCGACTACATCGCGTCTATCAACGCCGGCACGGTGCTGGGGGCTGATCCCAAGGTCATGCTGCGCTGGAGCGACGATGGCGGTCACACCTGGTCTAACGAGCACTGGTCCCGCATGGGCAAGATCGGCGAGTATTACCACCGCGTGTTCTGGCGGCGCCTTGGCATGACGCTCAAGCTGCGCGACCGCGTGTACGAGATCAGCGGCACGGACCCGGTAAAAATCGCCATCATGGGCGCCGAGGTGCTGATGTCTCCGACGAGCGCCTGACATGCAGTTGGCCCCTCGCGTACCGGCCTCACGTGACCCGCTGGTAGACGCGGGGGCGCTGACCACACGCGCTTGGTTTCGCTTCTTTCAGTTGCTGGAATCTTCGGTTGAGAATTCCGCGCTGCGTCAATACACCATCGTGCAGAACTCCACCGGGTTCACGATGGCCAAGGGCACGGTGGTGGGTTTTGCGGGCGTAGGCTCCAACAACGTGCTGTCAGTTGCACCGTATCTTGCCGACGGCAGTGCGCCGACGCTGTATATCTTAGGCGTCTTGGCCGAGGACATTCCCGATAATGGGTCTACGGGCTTGTGCTGCGTGTGGGGCGAGGTCAGCGGCATCGACAC